TAAGTGTAGTCTTTTGTCTATTTGTAAGTTTTTTAGGTGCCATTAACATCTCCATCTTTTACGGGCTTGTCTTAGTCTGCTATTAGGATTTTTAGCAGCCTTTGGAAATTTCTTCATTTGTCCAGCAGACCTTGCACAGTACGACTTACGCCTTGCTGCACGTTTACCTGTAGGTTTCTTTTCAGTTACCGCAGTCTTTAGTTTAGAGCCGGGATTCTGCCTACGATATTTAGCAACACCCTTCTTAGTCATACCAGCACCAGCCTTGGTAGGACGCTTCATGCCCCTACCAATCGTAATGCCCTTCATATTACTGGGCTTTCTTTTTCGCTTTACTGCCATATGTATACCTAAATTTTTTTCTCATATAATTACAAAGACTGTTTATATATTCATTAAAATCTGCATAGTCTTCTTTATTAGGTTTAGTTCCTGAATTATCTATTAAAGTAGGATCATCATAACCCTCTTGAACAGACTTATTGTACCTAATAAGAAACTCTTTAGTAACCACGCATAGCCTTTCCATAGCCTCGTACTTTACCACCCATACGACGCTTTACTGTGCCTTTAATTTGACCACCATACTTAGAATCAAACTCTTCCATAGCCATGCCTTTATCAGTGCTGTCTACATCTACATCAAAACCAAAAAGTGTAACCTCTCCCGGTTTTGATTTTCTTTGTTTAAAACGAGGAGTTGCTCCTTTACCCGCTGCAAAATCAAAAATTGACATACTTTCTTTTTTCTTTGCTTTAGACTTAGGCTCTTGTTTCTTAGACTGTAGAGCAGCATCAAACATCATAGGAGCAGCTTTAGCCTGTGAAACAGCTTTAGCCTGTGAAACAGCTTTAGCCTTGGATTTACGTTTAGGTTTAGGTTTAGAAAGTTTAGGTTTTCTTTTAACATCTGCAATAGTAGATTTAGATTCAGATTTAGGTTTAGGTTTTGCCGCAGCAGTTGTAGCTGTAGCAATTATAGCTGAAGGTATACCTCTTTTTGCACTAGAAGTAATTTTTTTACCTCTAGCAGTTTTAGTCATTTTATCTGCTGCTTTACCTGCTGCTTCTAGCTTACTTCTTTTAGCTGCACCAGTAAGTTGTTGCGTAGCAGGTTTATCAGCAGCTTTTGTTTTTACATTAAAAGTTTGTCCTCTTTTTCCCGGTTTTGGTCCAAGACCTTTCATGTCAATTTTCTCAGCACGTCTAGCTTTATTTGCAGCAGCTAAAGAATTATAAGTTTTATCTCCAACTTTAAACTTACCTCTTTGTTTAGCAGCTTTTGAAGCTTCTTGAATATTTTTAAAAGTTCTATTACTTTTATCATTTAATATTTTATATAAACCAGCTCCTACTTTAACTATTCCCATTATAGCAGGACCAGCACCAAGAGTCATTGCTGTTATACCACCTCTAGGAGTAGTTTTTATAGAGCCAGCATCTTCTGCTTTTTTCTGTTGACTAAGCCGCAACTGACGAGCAGAACTTCCTTGTCTACGCTTCATAAGCTCTGCAAACTTTTTAGGATTATTTTTTTTAAGAGCTTGTTCTGATTTAGTTAATTTAGGTTCAGCCATAATCTAGTCCTCCACCTTAAAAGCTTTGCCCTGTTCATAGTCTTCATCAACTACAACATCCTGTGGTGGACCTTTAACTTGTGGTCCTTTACGTGCAGCGCCATAGCCTTGTCCTGTGGGACGACCTACAATCTCATCAAGGTTATGGGGCCGTTTGATTAGTGTATGTGGTCCCTGCATCTAACTTCTCCTTTTACGTTGTGCCTCGCTAAGTGCGATGGCTATAGCTTGTTTACGTTTCTTAACTTTTTTACCAGAGCTACTTTTAAGTTTGCCCTTCTTATATTCCCCCATAACTTTCTTAACTTTTTTCTTACCGGGGCGAGTAATTTGTTTTCCTATAGAGGAACGACTAGTTGTCATAGCAAGCATTTACAAGGTCTTGTCCACTCATATTATTTTTAATAACCTTACCACCATTCCCACGTTTATAAACTTGACCACCACCCATTTTCTTTTTCATGTAGCCACCGCCCATTTTCTTATATACTTTACCGCCACCCATTTTTTTCTTAGTAGGACGATCTCCAGAATAATCTTCATCTATATTTTTAGTAGATTTTTTACCTCTACCTTTCATATCTCCTTCATATATTTTTCCAAAACCAATAGCATCTTCGATATCCATCATTGTTTCTGGAAAACTACCCATAACATATCCGGTTAATCCTAGTACATCTTTATATGGATTAGTTTTATTATTATTATTTCTGGTAGTTTTTCTATACTCTCTTTTTTCAGGATCATCGCCACTTAGTATGCCCATAGCTTCTATATATGCGGCTGATCCTTTTTTTGCTGTTTTTAAAGTTTTTTTAGCTAATTTTCTATCTTCTTTATCTGACATTAACTTGCTCCTTGTATAACTGGATTAGGGCCACCAGCAGGAGAGCCAGCAACTGCCATGTCATCCTGTCTGGTACGCCGTGCTTGATTACGAAGTTGATCTATTGCTATTTGATACTGTTGCTGCCAGACAGGAAGAGTATTCCAATCCTTCATATACATAGTAGCTTCTACCATGCATCCGGCAAAAAGAGCATCATAACAATACTCACTAAAGTAGTTTGTGGTTGTTACGCTGGTTCCCGTAGCAGAGGCAAGGGCAAGCGGCTGTGACTGTGATTCTATTTCTACTGTAAGTACAGAAACTGGGGTAGGAACAATCTTAATACTTGAATTGTTTTTGCGTGTATAGTACCGGGGCGTTCCGGTGGAAGCACTTACAGGCCAGTAATCATTTACATACTCTGTTGTTCTCTGCAAGAGATTAGTAACAGAGGTGCCATTGCTCACAACAAAATTAACATTGCGTACAACTAAAGCTCTGTCATTTAAAGGAATAGCCCCTGCGTTTCCGCCAGAGACTGATACACTATTGTATTCATTAAGACCTACATCATCTAGGTCTTTAACAAGTCTAAACTCTGTCTTCTTGACAAAAGCAGATACCTGCGTAGAAAACTCCGTAGAGTCATTCTCCGTTGTATTAACTAAATCTGTTTTTAAATAAGCAAAGTCAGGCATGACTAGCCAAGCATAGCAGTTAAAACGCAACCATCGGTAGGACCAGAAATACTGACCACACCGTAAACCGCAACACCCATGTCTCCGATATAAATATCTGAAGCTTCATTGGCTGCTACTTGAAATTTAATAGCTGTACCTTCAGCAGTCTTATTTGTAATTTGACGTTGACCTTTAATAGAATAGGAACCAGCCGCTGTTGCCAAAGCATGAATAGCCATGATGCGAGTAGTGCTGGGAATATTACCATCAGCAGTACCATTGCTTCCTACAGTCGTATCATCTTCTACATATTTAAGAACAGCATCACCAGTAGCTATTGCAACTTTAATATTTGTAGGCATGTAATTCTCCTTTAAGAATGAAGAGAGAGTGGCCGAAGCCACCCTCCCTCATTTGCTTATTAACCAGCACTACCAAACCAGCCACGCCAATCGGAAACACCGAAGCTATAACGCTCCCGTGCTTTGAACCGAAGGTTGCCGGTATCGAAGTCTGGCTCCATCTTGGTCTGAAGCGGTGAGCGAACGAACATTTTGGTTCCGTTCGGCACATCCGTTTTAACAAACCATGCATCCGTATCAGTGAAGCGACGGTTAATGAAGAAACCTTCAGGAACCATGCCCATGTGACGGGTAGCATTGATGGCGTTGTTGTTCGGATTAGCCTGTGCAGCACTCGTCTGAGTGTTACCGGGGCTAGAAAGAACACGATCTGCAACCGCCCAGTAATCAACCGGGATGTGCAGTGAAACAGCACTTGCACCAACCAGAATACCACGATCATCTTTGATCTTCTGAATGGCCGTCAGGGCCGTTTCAAGAGTTGCTTCCGACAGGTCAGCCGCACCAAGAAGGTTAGACTGAAGACCATCAGAAATAGTCGGATGGGAAGCCGAGAAGAACGCAGCACCATCACCAATGGTATCAGAGAAACCATTGTTGTAGATGTTAGCGGCCTTTACCTGCTTGGTATTTGCCATCGCACGGGCAAGACCTCTGGCACGAAGCTTCGCAAACGTGTCATACAGGTTGTCTTCCATAGCTTCTTCGGTGACTGCAAAAGCAAGCGCAACGGTTTCTGCCGTATAACGGGCCGTATAGCTTTC